GGATAGAGCATCTGCCTTCTAAGCAGTTGGTCGGGGGTTCAAGTCCCTCCTGAGACGCTTCCCCATAGGGGAAAATTCAACCTCCTTAGAAAGAGTCAATGAAAACTAAGAACAAACTGTTTGCTAAATTTAGCTCGTCCGAACTGGAAATTCTCAATGGTGCAGTTGAGGGTGAAGTGGTTCTTGATGAAGAATACCCTGCAATTTATCAAAAGGCATACAGATTGTATGCCGATGCTGGTGTTCAGTTCCTTGGTGATGAAGATGATTCTTATGGCATCCTGATAGATAATCTTTATGAGGATTTGATTGACTAATTCTCAATAGGGCCCTATAATAGGGCCTGTTCTTTGCGGACATAGTTCAGTGGTAGAACGCTATCCTTCCAAGTTAGATGTCGTCGGTTCGAGTCCGATTGTCCGCTTTCCCTTCGGGGATACACTTCAACCTCTTGTTATGAAAACTACAGTCCTTCTTGACAAATTTCCATATCGTTATGTTCAATGTGGAACTCTTGAGATCAACGGTAAACCTGATTGCCGTATTCAAAAAGTAGATTCTTACACTGGTCGTTACAGAGACATGTATCTTTGTGATAATGAAATGCAACTCATGACTGCAATGGAAGACTTTGAGTATACTAAATGGTTGGATCCAGATACGGTTCCATGTTATGTGAAGGATGATTGATCCTACATACTGTAGGTGGCGCGCCGATGGTTTCCTTGTTCCATAAAAATAAGGTGGCGAGCATACCCTAAGACATGGAGAGTCTCTAAAAACCCTGGTCGGGATGGCCTTACGGCCCTCGGGTTTCCTAGTTCCTAAAACTAGGTGGTGGAGTCAAACGACCCCATACCCCGTTGGATAAGGGTTAAGCCAACTGGTGCGGAACATCCGTTGCTGCTGGAGTTTGTTGGTATCTCCGTAAAAACTAACAGCGCGTATCAAAAAAATATGCATAGAAGGGAGGGGATAATACCCCTCCTTTTTTGTTTTTGTGTCATGACAAACTGCTTGACAGAATCAAAGAATGCCTATATACTTCTGTTATAAATCGTTACATAACGCATGATTACTTCCAACGAACGTGGACAACAGAACATGTGGGCAAAAGAACCTACAATGTATTACCATAATTATGGTATGCAAACACCTAATGAACAGAAGGAGATGTATAATGGACGCTGGGCTATGGTCGGCATTATTGCTGGTGCTATTTCTTACGCTCTCACTGGGAACCTCTTCTTCGGAGTAGCTTGACAATGGTTCAGTTTTTGTTTACACTGACCTCAGTTGCCTTCTTTGTTCTGTTGGCAATCTCTGTTGAAAAACTTTGCGAAACTTACTAATGACTACATATAACGTCACTCTTCAATCCCCCGATGGAACCGAAACCAACATTGAATGTCAAGACGATCAGTACATTCTTGAATCTGCAGAAGATGCAGGCGTTGACCTCCCTTCGTCGTGTAAAGCAGGTGCTTGCTCGGCTTGTGCAGGAAAACTCCTCTCTGGCACCGTAGATAATAGTGAACAATCGTTCCTTGATGATGATCAAATGGGCGAGGGTTGGGTATTGACTTGCGTCGCATATCCCACTAGTGATTGTGTAATCTTGACTGAACAGGAAGAGAACCTTTGAAATATTTTCTCGCTCGTCTCCGTTGGGGTTCTCTATCCCCAGAACAAAAAGAAGAACTGAAAACTATGTCAATCAAACAAGTTTTCACCCGTCCTTACCTTGCGCCTAAACTTCACAAACATTACTAAGGAGAACTATCATGAAAAAGTTTGGTTTTACCCCTGAGGCAGAGATCCTCAATGCACGTCTGGCAATGATTGGTTTCGTTGCTGGTGTTGGTGCATACCTCACCACTGGTCAGATCATTCCTGGAATCTTCTGATCCTTATAAATAAACTTATAGTAACTAGAATCAAAGTTAAACCATGTCTATTATGAATCGAGTTGGGGAAGTTATTCCCTCATACTTCTCTTGGAAATATCGTGTGGATGGTGAGTGGGTAACTCGCACAGCAGAAGACCTCTTTGGAAATAAGAAAGTAATTGTTTTCAGTCTTCCTGGTGCTTTTACTCCTACATGCAGTAACCAACAACTTCCTGGTTTTGAGGCAATGTACGATCAATTCAGGGAAGCTGGTATCAATCAAATCTACTGTGCTTCAGTTAATGATGCCTTTGTTATGAATGCATGGCTTAAAGAACTTAATATCAC